AAGTCTGATACCATGAATGTATCACGGAACTTCTGAATGTAATTTCCGATTCTAGCCCGGTCAGCAGACTGATTTTTAAAAGCAGTAACATCTTCACCTTCTTCAATTCCACCAAATTCTGGCGAATTTAATTTATCAACTTGGACTTCAAAGAATGTTCCTGTTGCTTTTCCCTTTTTAATCATTGAAACAAATGGTGTTGCTTCAGGTTCTAAAACGGAAATTATCGATGTGAGATCCTCTTTATTTCCAGCAGTATTGTATGTTGTGGCTTTAGCCATATCTATATCCTCCTATTAAGTTTAAATTTATGCGATTGATCGCTTTAGTTTTATGTAATTCTGGTAGTCTGCTATGTTGCCTGACTTCTCAAATTTAGCATGAGCAGCCTGTATAAGCTTCTTGTGTTTACTTCCCTCGGATCTTGGTTTACTTGCCCCTGCCTCTGTACTTGCGACAGGAGCAGTTGGTTTCTTCAATTTCTTCGGTTGACCTGCATTTGCTTGCTTTGCTTTCACTGCCTTTAATCCTTCCACCATAAGCCCAAGTGCAAAGTTGCTGTTGGGTAGGTGATCAACTAATGGTTTGTAAAGCGGACTTTGTTTCACCTGCATGAATACTTTGTAATCCTCACTCTCTCCATCACTTAGGAAGTCAAAAGTTTGTATTGCTTGTTGGTCACTTGCTTGTCTTTCCTTAATCCAGGCTTCTCTTGCTGGAGCATCTTTGCGAAGGATTTTTTTGGCATTCGCTTTGATTCTCCTTAAGTCAGCTTTGGTGTAAGTCTTGTCAGCATCCTTGACCACATATTCATTGCCATTGTCATCATACTCCACTTCGTTTTCCATCCCTTCGTCTGCCCATTCGATGAGCGTGTTAAGGTTCTCAACTTCTTTAGTAAGTGCGTTGATATCACTGACATTGTGCAAGGCATTATCTTTTAGGAATGCAGGTTGTTCAGCAGGCACGGGTGCTTGCTCAACTTGTTGCTGGAGTTCTTGGTTCTCAGCAAGCAACGCTTTTTTCTGCGCGGTTAGTTTCCCAAACCTTTTAATTGCAGAAGCATTTAGATGCTTGGCAAGTTCCTTAGACTCCTCCTCGGATAATGAATCCAAATCCAGGTCTTTAAACTTTGAAAGAACATCTGAAGATTGTACGGGTTGCTCATCTGATTCCTCATCTGATTCCTCCGGCACTTCAGCAGACTGATCCTCTGATTCATCTTCCTCCGTAGATTCTTCTGCAACGGGTTCTGATTCCTCTTCGGTTGTGGTTTCAGTATCCTCGCTTTGGCGTTTCTGCATCAGAGATGATGCAAACTCTGCCATTGTTAGGTTACCTTCACCAGACGTTAAACTATCCACGGAGTTTTGTGAGGACTCTGAGTCAACCTCTTGAATTACTTCTTCCATAAGATCAAGGCATGAGTAGCCTAGTGTAGCAAAATGTAGTTTAGTATGGCAAAAATGGCAACAAAAAAGCCCCTATGACCTAACCCCACGAAAGGCCATAGAGGCATGAACTATATTTACTATAATCTAACCAACATGCGAAATTATAACTTATAAAAGGTATCGAGTTCCTCGTCTATTGCTTCAAGCTTTCCACACATCATATAGTGTCTGTTTGTGCTATCTACTACCTCTTTAGTCTGCAATTGACGGATAACTTCTTCTCTCATTGCTTCTCGCATCGCAATGTATTGTTTAAAGTGTGGATCGTTCTTCAACATGGATAATGCCTGGATTGCTTCCTCGGCATCTATCTCGTGGTAGGTTTTTCTTTTACGGGGACTCATTTTGTATAGTTGTATATAATTCCTATTAATAAAAAAAGGATGTCGCAGATAACATCACGTTCCAAAAAAAAGAAGAAGATGGTAAGTAGGGCAACCCACTCTCGTTGAAAGCTGTGCATCCATCATTTTCTTTTGCGTGCAGTCTTAGCTGCTTTCTTAAATGCCTTTGCAGTTGGTGCGCCTTTTGATCCGGGCTTTCTCATCTTCTCACCACTACCTTTTTTTATACGTTTTCTTTTAGCGTGTATGTTTTTGTATAAACTCATATTACCATTTCTTACATGACCAATAGCCAGCAGTTAGTTTAGACTTTTTCTCATCGCATTTATGTCTCGCTCTGAAGGATTTACGTCTAGCTGGGATGTTCTTCTTGATCGACATATTAGGATCTCCGAATCGAACGAGACGTACTTTGTCACCATCTTTAGCAAGGACTGCAAATTTTTTGGACTTACCGGGTGTCCGCTTGGGCTTGTTATAAGCACTAAAACGCTCGCCACGATAATTTACGCTCACTTCTTCTTGCGCTTGTAGGACATTTTCTTGCCCGTCTTTTTAGCGTAAGACTTAGCTTTCGCCACACCTTTAGTTCCGTATCCGAATTTCTTTTTACCTACCATTGGCATAATCTTATCCTCCTGTTGATGCTGCTCCTGTTGTTCCAAATTGTGTGGGTGCTGCCCCTAGCCTACCAATCTCAGCGTTCGCTTTTTGCTGAACCTGCATCTGTCTTTGTTGCAGGTAATTGGAAATACGCTCTTGTAAGGCAGGATCTTGTTGTACCTTTTGTGCCACATCAGGTTGCGATAACCATTGCTGGAATATCTGCAACTTCATCTCATGGGCATCATTAGGTTTAACATTGGGTGGTACACCAGCATAGATTTCTGCAATGGTCTGTCTTTCCTCATCCATTGCTTTTTGTGATGCGGTTTCCTTGGGAAGCATAATACTTTCCGCAGCCCCCGGTAAAATCTGACCAACTGCAATCTGTAATAATCGCTCAGTGTCTAGCGTACCATTCTTGTCTAGTTGTGCGCCAAGTTGGGCAATTGCTTTTACACGCTCAAGCATTTGCTCTGGGTCTTGTGTCGCAGCATCAAACTGCATGTAAAAATCAAATCGTTCTCCAGGATTGCCCTTATCATACTTCTGCATATCCTGCATACCTGTGACACGGAAGTATTCTTGGTCAGGGCCATACTGTTGATAAAGAGAGTATACTTGATCAAGCACATGTTTAAGGTGGTGAAATACTTTATCAATCACCTCCTGTTGTTTCATCTGTGCTTCAATTGGATCTACACCAGGTGCGTTCCTACCAAAGTATCTGTTTGCTTGTTCCTGTATATATCTTCGTAGCTCGACATTGGATACTGATCCACGAGGAGTATCTGCAAATCTTACCTCACCAGGTGTGCGGTATGGAATCTTTACCCCAGGCCCGAATCTAGCAGGTGATCTTCCCATAGGGAACTCGATGGGTGGTAAAGTTGCTAATGATTGTGCATCAATTCCTGCATCCGTTTCTGCCTTGAGTACCTGCTGTAAACTTTCAATCAGTTCTGGGTATGACCTTGAGGAGTAAAGTTTCTTACTTGTTTTCTCAAGTGTGGTTACAACAAATGGATACTGTCCATGCGAGTAGTCAAGCAGTTGGTGCTTGGCATATAAATCTGTTATCTGGCTTGAGTAGATCGTACAGTAAATACCTGGCACATTATCCTCATCCAATAGTCTTTGATAACAGTACACTATTCTAACAAGGCTATTCTCGTTATCTCTGGTGAACTCATCATCCTCACGCAACTGATAGATGTTTTGATCTGTATCCTCGCCCTGCCCTGCTAGTTCAATAGCAGCATCCACAAACTCTTCTGACCATTTTTCGGTATTAATTTTAGACCTTAATTGCTCAGGGGTCATGGATACCACATGGAACATATATGGTGCTTCCTGTGGATCTATACAATAGCTTGGCCAAAACACATCCTCATCTGGTGCAAGTGCCTTGATCTTTGGTCTGCTTACAACTTGGCGTGTTACAGGTACTGTTGTTTCTCCATCCTTACGCATTTCCTTTAACATTGCCCGTGCCTTGGACTTGCTAATATCAAACTGCGTTTTTAAAACTTCTGTGAGTTCCTCGTCCATACTTCCATCTTGGATTGCTCCGGCAATCTGTGGAAGGACTTGAGCGATTTCCTCTAGGCTAATGGTTTGCTGTTGCTTGAGTTCTTGGTTCTCGTACCAGCAGTAATGTACCATCATGCCCTTCTCAAATAGATGGTTTAATCCAAGCTCAACCTCTGGGTAGAACTCTTGCATCTTGGAATTAATTAACCATCGTAAGAACATGCTGACCACATTGGCACGCTCAACATCATTTGATTCTGTTGGTGTGGCTACAATGTGACCACGTCTAATCGCATTCATGCTCATTGCCACACGGCAGGAGATTAACTCATCTGCCATACGGACTTCACTGTCACTCGCACTTTCCCACGGAAATACCTCACCTGTCGAACTCTGTGAAGCGTGCTTCTTAAAGTCATCAGATTTACCTGACCATAAACAATGGCGGGTATCGTAATCTCTTTGCCTGCGATCTAACCACTCACCCAAGTCACTCTGAGTACGCTTGTATGCTTCCGCAAGATAGGCGATATCAGGCTCTTTAGATACGTATAATAGTTCTGGGTCGGATGCAGAGAGCATGTGTAGCATAAAACTACATTATGCACCTAATGTAGTCAATCTAATACCCACCACCACCTGTGACTTGAATGTCACGATGGGTGATATGTTCTGCTCCACTTACAAATAAATAACGCAGGCAATCAATTTGGTCAGAGAAGTAATCACTCTTACTCTCTCCTGCATATTCAAGCATGGATGATATTGTATTCTCGCACTGATCGGAGAAGTAAAGTTGTGGGCAATTATTGTCAGTCATTGGTTCTGTGTCATCCCATGATAGTGCATCATTGATCTTCGCAATACCTGAGTCTATGGACACACCAGGTGCAGCACGGAATACAAATCCCATGTTACTCATCGTGTTAATTATATTACTCTCCCCTTCCTTTGTACGGACTGTGGC